ATGGTTTTTTAGGTTCGATTACTTCGGAATAATCAATTGGTGTTTTCTTACCACCTGCCATGTAGTCTCCCAATGCTTTTTGGTCTTGTATTTTTTTACGCTCAGCATCTGAAATCTCTTCACGCGCTTCATCGCTTATGTCTTCCAACACATAATCACTATATGATAAGAAATTTTCTTCGTCTCCTCTTCCTTCAGGAGGATCAAATCTAAATTCCTCGGGGGATTTATCTAAAGCAGCTATGGAATTATCTATAGCTGCTTTGTATGATGGTTTATATCTATCCCACATACTATATACATCAAATTTTGACCATATTCTAAATTTGATAGGGTGTTGTAAGATACCTGAATTATATAATTCGTCCATAGATTCAAAGTTTGTCTTTAAATCTGGGATATCATCTCTTGATCTAAGTTCATATAATAAGTTACCATGTCCTATTAAATTTTTTGACATTGCAAACTTACCATTTTCAGTAATTATACCGGTATAATTACCATCCTCCTTATTGGCATAATCATAATATTCCCCACCCACTGTAATATTATCAGGAGATTCCGATATTAGAACACACTCATATAACTCTGAAATATTTTTTAAATCCTCTGATAGCATTTAATTATTTAATTCTTCGAGTTATATTATTCTCCTTTTCTAGATTGATAACCTCCCCGTCAATGTGCTTGATTGTCTCTTTCCGGTGTGAAATTGCATATACGCAAGTATTATTTTTTTCTATACGGGATTTTAAAACCTCGATCAACAAATCCAAACCTCTTTCATCAAACGCGCTGTCGAAAATTTCGTCATAAAATTCCAAATTACTGGAAATTCCACTGATTTTTCTTCGCATATCTGAAAAACTTAAAACGCATGCGACATCGACGCTTCTCTTTTCAGCTCCAGATAGATTACTATATGAGAATTTCTTCCCTCCCCCGGTGGAAATCTCCTCATCGAAGTATTCATCGAACTTGCAAGTGATGTTCATGCCCAATTGATTGATATAATGCTTGATTGTCTGGTTAAGCATGTCCAAAAGCTTCTTAATTACGAAGCTTTTCACACCTTCTTCTCCCAATACGAACTTGCAAACCTCGTAATCAGAGTCTTTGAGTTTTCTTTCATTGAAATTTTCAGTTTGAATCTTTTTTCTGTCCTCGACTTTAGATATATTTTGTTCGAATGTTTCGGGAGATATAGTCATACCACTATTATCCTTATCAAAATTCAATAATGCTTCTTCGTAGTCACTTATTGATTGATTCAATGCTTCTTTTTTACGAGCAATCTCTTGTTGATTCTTAATTTGAAGATTAAGAAGCTGTATGTTATTTTGAATAATTGTTTTTTTAGATTCCCACTTGGTTTTTTCAGACTTTAATAGTATTGAATCGTTTTCAATAGATTGAACCTTTAGTAAACACTGTTTTTTCTGTTCTTCTATGAATTCAATATGATCATGAGATATGTTCTGCATACATTTATCACACTTGACGCCATCTACGGTATCAAATTTTGACAATTCTAAGTTTGCATAACTCAAATCCTTCTTATTTTCAGTTATCTTTGTAAGATAACCCGCAATTTTTCCATCGATGGCAGTCCATGCATCATCGAGTTTTTTAATTTGATCGGAAAGATTCGCAGAATTGGCTTCTGGTGCCATTTCTTCCAATTTAGTTCTGGTAGATGACAGCTTGTCCTCAAGTTCGCGCTTTCTCGACGATAATATAGCATCTCTCTCTTCGATTTGTTTCTTAATTTGATTCAGTTGATCAGTATATGCCGCAATAGAGGTGTTTAACTCATCCAACACAGCAGAAGATACATTCATTTCACTCTTATTCTCGCTTATTTGCTTTTTAAGATCCTTTAACATCAATCCAAAGATCTCAATACCAAAAATATCTTCAATAAACTTTCTTTTATCAGCAGCAGCCTTCAACATGAAGGGTGTTGTTTCACTAAGCGTCATTATGTCGCAGCTTTTGTGTATAACTGGATTAGTTCCCAACAGATCACAGATGTATTTGTTGGTATTTGTTATACTATCTCTCGTTATATCCTCAGTTCCTTTCCAAAGTTCTACTTTCGAAGGTTTAATTTGCCTTACAATTTTATAACTCTGAGTTCCAGATGGAATTTCAACATCAAATTCCAATTCAATGCGTCCTTTACCCTTTGTAATGTTGTTTACAACGAATTCATTTTTTATTTTACCAATAGTTTCTCCAAAGAGTCCAAAAAAGTAAGCTGACATCAATGCACTTTTACCAACTGCATTTTTTCTATCGGGATTGTCTATGTTTTGCCCTGTAATGAGGTTCAATCCCTTTTGAAAGTCTACTTCGATTGTATCATTACCAATACTGAGGAAGTTTTGAACTGAAAGTTTCTTATATTTGATTCTTTTCATTATATTTTATTGCGCTTGTATAGATCTTCGTTGATTGCCTTCACTCTTTCAAGTTGTTTATCTTCCAACCCGAGCTTTTCATAAAACTCTTCAAACATTTCCGTGATGTTGATCGAATCAATCACCTCAACATCCTCCAATGTTTTGCTGGATACATTATGTTCAGTGGTGAATTGCCACGGAGACAGTTTACCAATAGCTAATTGCAGTTTTTCTAGCTTTTTATCATCAATTTCCTTATCAACGACCAACTTAACGACATTATTGCCCACTAAAGCACTGTTTAGTGTCTTTATAGTACTGATATAAAGCTTTATAAAGCTAGGAGACACTGAATTTTCAATAAATTCGATAGATCCATCCTTGATATCCAGAATATGATAGCCAACTGTGTTGCCAACATCAGAAAAGTCCATAGAAAAGCAACTTCCGATGTAATTTATAGTGCCTTCGCTGTATTTTTTGCTGTTTCTGTTGTGAAAGTGACCAGAAAATGCGTTTTTTGTCTTAGAAAGTAGATCATTTGGTGATAATCCATGGTTACACACTGTAAAGTTGTTCATTTTGAAGGTTTGAATCTCAAAATGACCAAAAATGTAGTCATATTTGGCGTCTGGCAGGTCATTATTCCAAGGAACCATCAATAATTTCTTATTGAAGCTCTCAAATTCTAATATTTTATCAACTAGGGTTATATTTTTATGCCCTTTGACCATTCCAAGGCTATGAACATCACTTCTATTCTTATAATATGCATCATGATTGCCAATGATCATAAACATATTGAAATTCTTAAACTTTTCAATGATTTGTGCAGCTACATGTATGGTTTGGACGCTGATTTCAGTTCTATTATCAAAAAAATCACCCAAGAAAAATACATCAACTATATTTTTCTTGGTTAATTCATCCACCATCCAATCTGCCCACTTCAGTGCAGTATCATGCCATCTTTCAGAATTTCCGTAGATTCCTAGATGGAGATCGCTGAACATCGCGATTTTAGATTGCTTTATCATTTGGTGGTATTGTACACCACACATTATCAAAGTCAATCGTCATTATAATCGGAATCTTCATCGAAGTGTGACTGCTTTACATAAATATCACCTTCGGATTGCAGCATATGCTGCTCATACATCATCTGTTTGTACTCTTGCAATCCCTCATGCTGCTTGTTTTCCTTCTTTATTCTATTCGTAAACGCATTCCAAGCAATCTGGTTGAAGTAACTAAATGGACTAAACCCAAATCCCATCTTAAATTTCTTACCATCCAGTGCAGAATACATCTTTATAACTGCATCTCCCACCATTTCTTCTTTCCATCCCTTGGTATAGTTGATGAATCTCCAATTATAACTCAAGTTTTCAGCAATTTTTAATACATTAATTGCTAATTCATCGGTCATCTTATCAGTATCGTAATACTCTTGTATCTGTTTCGTGAACTCTGATGGACTCACATAATAAGCTTTGGTAACTTCTTTGTTTACTTTCATAAAATTATTTCTTTTTCATTCCAAGGAATTTGCTCATCGTCATATATTCGTTGACGTTCGCTCGCGTGACCACTGGAATATGTCAAATTATCACATACATCTACAATAATAAGCTTCTCTTTGTTCTCATGCAAGCGAAGACCGCGCCCAATACCTTGCACTATACGAATAAAGCTCTTACCACCGGATACAAATATGATGTTATGGATGTTTTTTATATTTATTCCCGTTGAAAATATACTACTCATGGCAATGCACACAATATTATTTTCATTTTCCATGTTTTGGATGCTGTCCATCCTATTTTGGAGGTCTACATCGCCTTTGATATAGATAATTTTCTTATCTATTAAGGATTCCAACTCTTTTTCCAACAAATCTCCATGTTCTAGATGGTTTACGAGAATTAAAGTGTTGTTTGTCAGCTTATTTGCTAATTTTTTGATGATTTCATTCCGTTTTTTGGAATTGTATATGAAATTAAGCTCTGCGAGATAGTCATCTGTTGGAGATTTGTCTTTTTTCTTAGATTTTTTGGGTATTGTATGCTCAGGATGAATGAGTTTCACCATTTTAACGGAAACATCTGTCAAAATGTTCTCATCTCTGAGTTCTTTACTGTTTTTTTCGAACAGGAGAGGTCCAAAAGTCCCAATAATCTTCCAAGTTTCATACTTATCCTTGGGCAATGTTCCAGTAAATCCGAACTTGTTGGGAGTTTTGAACTTTGATACGACCTTGGATATCTTGCTTGTTGTGGTCACACGATGACATTCATCGACAATCAACAAGTCCACATCAAAAACCCAAGGATTATCCTTTATTTTTGATACCAAGTTTTCAGTATTCACAATCACCACATCGGAATCCTGTAATTTTACAGTACCTGTCCATGCACTATATGAAAAATTGACACCGTAATTTTCAAAATCACCAACAAGCTGACTCACCAATGAGATACCCGGAACCACGATCAATGCTTTGAATTTTCGAGATGGTCGATTTCTCCAAAAGTTCTCGATTAGAGAAGCTACACAGAAGCTCTTTCCTGAGCCTGTAGCACTCTTAATAGTGCCTCTTCCATGTTTTAGGCATAACTCCACTATTTCCTTCTGAAAGTCCCTGTGAGGGAATTTAAAGCCATCAAAAATCTCTCCTACGCCGACACCACATCTAAGATGGGTTTTGAACTCATCGGTGAAATCGATGGTTTTAAAATTCTCCTCCTTCAAAAAGGTGAGGATGTCTTTGTATAGACCAATATCAAACCGTCCCATCTTGTCAATGGCAAATTTCTTGTCGGGTATCTTTCTGCCAAATTTCTTCATGAACTTGGCCGCTTCATTCTTGATGCTGAATTGTTTTTTCAGCAATGTCATTACGACCAAATCTGAAATGATTTGTCCTTTCCCTGTTCCTTTGTCGTAATGAAATGTTATCAATGTTAAGAGTCTTGTAGTTGTTTGTATTTTAAGATATTCTCAAAGTCTCTGCCAATGTAACGCATGTTTTCGTATATCTTGGTAAAGTGCTTTATGGAAAGTTCCAAATCTTGAATGTCTTCATTGATAGTGGACAGTGAAGCATCATCTTTAACACTGTCCAAAATAGTTTTTGATAGTGTTACTGGAGACTTTTCAATGATCTTATTGGAAAGATCCTTGATAATAGACTTTTGTTTTGCTTGTAATCTATACAAGGCTCTTTCATAATCAGAAAGGATCTGCGCCCAGTAAGCTTTCTCACTGGGAACTTGGTTTAATTTATCACGAAGTGTAGCGTCATTTATATTGGATACAAAATCTTTATATCTTTTTGTAAGAGACTCTCGTTGTTCTAAATTTGCCATATCTTTGTTATATAGTAAATAATAATATGAGAATGTCAAGGGATGAAATGCATGAAATTGGTGAAATTTATGAATCTATTTATAATGAAGCGATGACTGCTGGCGCTGTTGTTGGAGATAGTGCTGGATTAGAAGGTGGTTCTGTTGGTAATACAGATAGTTATGCGAAAGGAACTACTGTAATTCCAACTGTGTTAGGAATGCAGAGAAGAAATAAGATTAATAATGTATTTGATCCTCTTAAACATCAGAAAAAATCAAGTAAATTGCGTAAATCTAAAAAATCTGTTAAGAAAATTAAGAAATTGTAATATATTTAATTTAAATCCCTTGACATTTCAAAAAGTGTGATATACTTATAGGGAGGTGGGTGGGTTTAGATCCTATTATATATTAATATTATAATATAGCTTTATATAGTTATTATAATTAACACCTCATCTAAAGGATTACGAAGTAATCCGTTTTATATTGATAAGAGAGTAATCAGGTGTAATTAATATATGTCGAGTTGGAAAAACATGCCCGAATCTACTGATGGTTATCACGGAATAGTTTATAAAATCTATAATAATCATCCAGACTCAGCTAAAGAATATTACATTGGGTGTAAGAAATTATTAAAAAGAATCAAACGTAAGCCATTAAAAGGTAAAAAGCGTGCAAGAATATCATTTGTTGACAACAATGTTGATGAATATTGGGGTTCTTCAGAAGAATTAAAACGGGATATTGAAAAATATGGACTTGATTTCTTCTCAAAAGAGGTTATCCATATGTGTGAAACCCAGTGGGAAATGAAGTTTTTGGAAATGTTTGAACAAATGAAGCACAATGTTTTGTTTGATGTTGCATCATACAACGGCATCATCAATGTTCGAATCAATTCAGTTCCTCAATCCCTGCAAGAAAAATACAAAAATTTTAATTTTAATGAATATCCAGCGAGAAAAGATTGATGATACAGTTGTTTCAATAGTTTTTGAATCAAAGAATCAAGAACTTCTTGACATCGATGACATTTTTGTGCAAACAAATCGTAATTTTGCAAAACTATTGACATCTCTGGGTATAACCATTGATTTTGACTTTAAAAAAAGAGACAATGTTCGTTTATACACCAATGAATTCATACAAACCTTTGTAGAATTTATAAAAAACAGAACACGCTCTGAAAAACTGTCAATTTACAGCAATTTATTGACAAAAGATGCGTTTAGAAACCGATTGGTTCGTAAATTAAAGACAATGTTTGGATTTAATGTGCTGGAGACACACGAAGATCTCACTGTTTTGTTCGAACGTCTTGAAAATAAGGAATGTGCGGCAGTTTCCATGGTTGAAAGTTTTCTAAATCTGGAAAGAAAGTGTAAATCCTTCAAATATATCAAAAAGTATTTTGAAAAACACGGATTTAAATTTTTAAATGATGTGTATTTCAAGGATTTTACGAATAAACTGTGCCTGTTTATTTAAATATTGTACATGAGTAAGTTTTTAGACCTTATCGAAAATTATGATCCCAACAACGATGGATACTATACAGATGTCCACGATCTTAAAATGCTTTTTAAATCACACGGGGTCAAATTCGGAGTTCGCAAAGACGGTGTGTTTTACATCGATGATGCAGCAAACGAAAAAACATATGTTGTAAAAATCGAAGGTGTAAAATCTTCAGACAAACGCGAAGAAGATGGAGAAGCTGCTTATGATGTAGTTTCTGCGACATCAACTAAAAATCCGAGATCAGCACAGGCAAAAGCGGCTTTTGACAGAGTTGCCAATGCAAAACTTCCAAAAGCTTTATCTGAATTGACTGCGCAAACTGCTGCAATATCGAAAATGTAATTATGAAAAGTAAAACACTATCATTGATGCGCAAGTATCATAAAATGCTTCTAGAACAGGACGAGCAAGATCCTGCTGCTATGGACCCAGCAGCAGCTCCAGAAGGCGCTGTAGAGGCTCCTATGGCTCCTCCCGAGCCTGAGCAGCTAAAGATGACACAGCAGGGTG